TTGGACTAACAGAAGGAAGACCTAGCCAGTAATAAATCCAAGCATCCCCATCCCCGATAACAGCACCATTCAACTTAATTTTCTTTGCCATTTTCTTTGTTCACCCCCTCTCATTGGTCATCTTCGTCATTGTCTTCATCCCCCACATTGGAGTGGAGATTTTTAGATGCTTGTGAAGGTTGTGATCCTTCGCTTAACCCTAACCTTGCTAAAGTCGCTTTCTCATGCGCTCTCTGCTGCACGTTTTGCTCCCATTGACCGCCTGTAAGCTCGGCTGTCTCACGTTCAGCTGTGCTAAAGTTGTGATCAATGCGAGTTACTGCTGCGTTGACCTCTTTAAGTGGGTCAAGCAAACCTTGTGATGGACCATGCCATTCTGCTTCTGTGTAAGCACGAAAAATAGCCGGATCATCAAAGATGCCGGGTGCTTCAATACGACCTTTAGTTACAGCCTCAACAAACCACTCTTCATAAATAGGTTGACAAAACGCATTAGCCAACCACTCCCTGCGCATTCTAAACATTTTCCATGCTTCAAGCAAAGCTGCTCTGCTTGCAGAATATGACGATGTGAAGTGCTTTACCAACAACTCATATGGAATTTCTAATGCTGACCCTATTTGCCGTAGGATAGCTATAACAAATGGATCGAAGTTCGTGCTGGGCCTTGTTGGGTTTGCAAATACTGCTTTCTCCCCAGGTTCTAACCACTGGATTGCACCAGCTCCCATTTTAATATCCTGATTGTCACCCTCGTATGTGTCGTGTGGATGATCATCGATATTGTCCGTGTCAGGTGGTTGCATCCCGAAGGCTCCAGGATCATCAGGATTAGGACTTTCAACAAATACGGTGAACATTGACTGTATAACAGCAGCTGTCAGTTCCGCTTCAGTGTATTGATCTAGCTTTTTCAGTGCCTCTATCACAGGGGCTATGATCGGCACGCCTCTACGTTGATCTGGTCTTTCGGACTCCATAAGGTGCAACACATTGTATCTGCCTGTTTTTTCTCCTCTGGCAAGTACTCTCGTCCATCTTTGACCACCTAGATAACTGCTTCCACTACCAGGATGACGACTGCTAAAATGGTAAGCAACAACCATTCCAGTATCATCAACCTCTACCCCTGCTTGAATCTTATCGTTACTTATACCGTTAGGATTACTGCACCTGTCAGCTTCGACCAATTTGACCTTTAAGTCATATGTTGAATGCTTTCTAGGTACCATAGGTAAAAGAGCAAATACATCCCCGCTTTTTAGTTGTGAGATAAATGCTAATTGTTGCAGATTGTAAAAATCACTTATTCCAGCAGCGTCACAATTTTTGGACTTAGCCCACAGTGACCATTCTCTATCTATTTGACTTTTGAGAGTGGCAGACTGTTCGTCGCTTAATCCAAGAAACTCCTTATCAAATGCTGGCTTTAATTTTAAACCTGTACCAACTACATTAGTGCGCATTGTCTTAATTGATCCCGTTACAATTGAACCGCCTACAGATAAATCTCTCGACCTAGCTCGTAACGTCTCCAAGTGATCGTGAATGTCTGCATCAGCGTCCCCTATGCCTGGATTCCATTGAGTCATGCTTTTCTTTGTCCTACTAGCACCATGAGAACCATAACCCTGATTTATAACATCTGCTATCTTTTCCTGTCTAATTATCTCAGTTCGAGCAACTGCACGTTTCTGAGCTACACTAGGAGCGATGTAATTGATCAGTTTTTCTAGGCGACTCATATATCAAACGGGGTGAATGCTCTGGTTCGTGTTCTTCGTCTGCCCGGGTTTTCAAGGTCATCAACAACTCGCCCCCAGTACCTGATTCTTTCGAGTACGGTTTTCATATCTACTCGTGTTAGAGATCGGCTGCCTATTGTGTATGTTTTACCAGTAGCAATAGCAGATTCCGCTTCCCTCCATAACTTGTAACTCGCTCTCGCCTCTTCTAAAGTAATTTTTGGCATATCCCCTCTCACCTCCTTCCAAGTTTAAATACTGCTTGATACACTTCGTTTCTTCTTTTTCGGTACAGGCGCCACGCTTGCTCTAGCAACTTTATTTCCGACAGGCGGTAGCGGACTATCAAAGTTAGGGTTAATCATTTCAATCGCAGCCCGGTTGTAAACAGCTAAGTCAAGAGCCTCGTTACGTGCTCTAGTTCTTACCCATGCGGTATATGGCATTCCCTCTTTGTAACGAGTGACAAGCTGCTCAGCTGTAAGTTGTAGAAAATATTCTTCGTCATAAACGAACGGATCTGGTTTGTCTGGGTGCGGTAGTGGAAAACGATATGATCCTGGCTTTCCAGGTTCCAGACTAAGCGAAGAAAACACCATCGCCTTCCCCTCGGAAACCCCAACACGAATCACCGTAGCTTTGACTATGTTATTGGTGCTAATTCCGTTTAGGAGTGGCGTCTCTTGTCCATCGCCACGCTCCTCCCCTTTTAGGGCATAAATATTACGTCCTTGGCGAGGTTTGCAGAACTTATACACCTTTAGGGTAAAGTGACCACCTGAGTCTATCAAGGTCCTTACAGGCCGGAATGATCTACCCTCAGAGTCCTTCCAAGTCCTAGACAAGAATTCATCAAGCTCCTGCCAAGGCTGTTGCTGGTTAAGGTCGCCAACAATGATATGTCGTTGAATCCTCCAGCTAGAATAACCCTTTCCCCAACCAACAACATCAATCTCAAAACGTGTATCTTGAGTATCCACCGCCGCAGTTATATACCTAACACCTTCAGGAACTCTTGCTTGATACATCTCCCGTCGATTCAAGAGGATTTCATGTTCAAGCTTCTGTCCTGCTTCTTCCCATGTTTCGGCAAGAACGGTATTGACGAATACCTTGATAGCTTGTTTCCCTTTTTTATTAGCCGAAACCCACTCTTTAACCGCCATTTCCCACGTATAATTAATCGTCGCGGCAAGTGCTGAGAGATGGAATCCTCGTGTTGTGGCGTGTTGTTTACCAGCAATCCACTGCGTTCGGTTTGCATAGTCTCGTTTCCACTCGTGTTCCTCATGCATCGCACCACATTCCTTACAAACATGATGAACTTCCGTACACTGACTTGTTTCTTCATCGTACTTGTACTTAATCTGCGACCATTGCAATGTTTGAAGTTCATCGCAACTTGGGCACATGAAGTATAGACGTTCTTGCGTACTGTCCTCATAAAGCTTCTCAATCTCTGAATGACCCTTAACAGTTGGTGTAGATACAAAGATCATCTTACGATTGTGAAATGTCGTTGTACGCTTAATAGCCAGATCCAGAGGAGAACCCTCTGTTCCGGCCGACTTTGCGAAACGATCAATTTCATCTGCAAGAAGTATACGAATTGGCTTTGATGCCAATGATGCAGGAGCATTGGAGCCAGCAATGTTGATCCGACCACCTTTAAAACTCTTGTAAAGAATTGTGTCCCGTCCATTACGGGTCTTGCTCTTCCCAAATAACATAGATAGCTGTGGGGAATCTCGATACATTGGCCCTAGTCTGTCATTTGAAAAGTCCCTAGCAACACCTATATCTGGTTGCACCATCATGATTGGTGATGGGTCATGACCCGTGTGGTAACCAATGACATTGAGTTGGAATGCTGTTTTTCCTAACTGGGAACCAGCCATCATAACAATAGTATCAATCTCAGGATCCGTCATAGAGTCCATCGGCACTCTCATGTAAGGCACCCGATCAGTTCGCCACGGACCTTTTTCGGCTGAGTCTTCAGCGGATAACACCCGATGTTCATCAGCCCATTCCGTAATTGTGATCGGTTCAGGAGGGGCAACCAAGGACAATGTTTCTTTCAGTAATTTAAGGGTTCGGAGTTTTGCTAGATTCACGACCCACCACCGCCGTCTGAATCAACCAACGGGTCATATTTGGACAACTCTATCAGCGACTCGGTTAATCTAGCTTCAAGTAGGGTCCTGATTTGCTTAGCGTCTGTCATATAGGCAAGTTCTCCTGCTAATTTTGGCGGCAAAACCATGAGCATCCCTCTGAAGCTAACGAGCAGATCTCCCCAGGCTTCCTGCACGTCCTTAGTTGTGTGAAGGTTCTTTCGCTTTTCCTCAAGTTCAAGCTGAGCGATTTCTTTTTTAATCTGCTCATGCTGAGCCTTTTCGTCGTTGTAACTGACCTTGCCCTCTTCAGCAACACCTGTAATGTGCTTTATGTAGGCCTGAACTGACTCGGCAAGATTGTATTTTCCTCGCGACACCTGAGTAAGCACGCCGTCGCGAGTCAATTGACTAACCCACTGCTTGGTTTTTCCAATAATCGCAGCGAGTTCGCTTGTTCCTACGATGCCTTCCGGCTTTTTTTCTCCTTTCCTCAATTTAGTTCACCTACTTTCCTTTTTTGATCAGCACTTTTCACACTCACCCAGACCGATTTTAAGGCCGTTTTTAGCGATACATCTATTAGAAGCGATAATTTGTATTGGCAGACTAAAAAGAACCCTAAAACGGGCTCGTAGTAGACCATAGATATGTGTAAAGGGAAAGTGATTTGAAAATTCAGAATCTAGAGGGAAATCGGGGTCGCCAGCACCC